CTCTACGAGGCTGATGGCATCAATCCCCGTGAGTGCCATCGTTTCATCTAAGATTAGTTCAATAAGTTTCATTATCCGAATGTTGCGGTTCTTACTCGTTGGCGTTGCAGTTGTTGTGCGGTGCTAATGTCTTGGCTCACCACATACGCACGGATGGGCTGCTGAAACTGACCACCAATGCTTTGTGCAAGTTGGTTTATGCTTCCCTGACCTACCACGTTAAACTGCGGTACTTGTGATGGAGCAGTAGGCGTAGATGTAGGAATGCTTGGTGCAGCCGATGATCCTGATGGCTTTGCGCTATTGATGTTGCGGATAGACGCAGCAGCCGTAGCAGCAAGAGCCGCCAACTGAATGCCCCTGTTGATTGAGCCAAACGGCTCAGGAAGTGAGGTGCTATTTTTAGATGAAACGATGGCACTCACGGGAATTGATGCCATCAGCCTCGTAGAGCATCCCGCTATTGAGGAGGACTTTATCGCCCTCAAGTCAGAGCGTGTGGAGTTCGCTGCACAGGATAACGAGAAGCGAATCCTAATGGGAGCAGCACTCGTACCCAACAAACCCATCTACCGAGTCAATGGCGAGGAGGAGTTCTACGTTTACTTCAGCCAAGACACCATCCGCAAAGCGAGCGAGATGTTCTTCCAGAAGGCCAAGCAGAACAATGCTACGCTTGAACACGAGGTAGAAATCAACGGCCTCACGGTTGTAGAGAGCTGGATTATTGAGGATGAGGTTCACGACAAGAGCAAGAAGTACGGATTTGACTTGCCTGTTGGTACGTGGATGGTTTCTATGAAGGTCAATAACCCTGAGATTTGGGATGGCTTTGTAAAGACAGGAAAGGTCAAAGGCTTCTCTATTGAGGGATACTTCGTTGACAAGATGAACTTCGCCAAGCAGGAGATGGAGCGCCTTGAGGAGCAAGAGGCGGCTTTGCTTCTATCGCAAATCGTAGCCATCATCAAGAAGGATGGTCGCAAGAAGTCAGGCAAGCGTATGGAATTGGAATCCTACTCGGACTACCCACAAGCGGTACGCTCTAACGCCAAGCGTGGTATCGTGCTTAACGAGAAGAACGGCAACAAATGTGCTACGCCTGTTGGTAAGGTGAGAGCGCAGCAGTTGGCCCAAGGCAAACCTGTGAGCGTAGAAACCATCACCCGTATGTACTCGTACCTATCAAGAGCCGAAGAATACTACGATGAGAACGACACTACCGCTTGCGGCACGATTAGCTACCTTCTATGGGGTGGACTTGCTGCAAAGCGTTGGGCTGAATCTAAACTTAAAGAATTGGGCAAACTATGATACGACCACAAAAGCTACCCGTATCCTCACCAAGAGGCGGCAACAGAGGATGCCTCTGCAAGGACAATACCTACTCACGTAAGTGCTGCGATGGCTCTCTGCCTGCTCAAGGCATCGGCTCATTGACTGGTCAAGGTGATGTAGAACTCAACCCATAAAATGTTACAAATAACCAACCCTCTTTTATTTAGTTAGATATGAAAGCAAATAATATCCTTAACCGCATCCTTGCTGAACTTAGCTCCATCCGTGAAGTAAAGTTTGAGCAAATGACTCTTGAGAACGGTGCCGTTCTTGAGGCTGAAGTATTTGAAGCAGGAAACGAGGTATTTGTCGTTAGTGGCGAAGACCGTGTTCCTGCTCCTGTTGGTGAGCATCTCCTTGCTGATGGCCGTGTATTGGTTATCGCTGAAGAAGGTGTAATCGCTGAAATTAAAGAGAAGGCTGAAGAAGTAGAAGAAAATAGAGATTGAGATTGAAGCCTCAGCTGAAGAACCTCTACTGAACTCGCAGAAGTTGAAGTAAAAGAAGAAATGCCTGCCGTTGCTGCAATCGTGGAGAAAGTCCTTGAGGAGATTGCAATGATGCGTGAGGAGATGAAAGCAATGCGTGAGGAGATGGGCAGCTACGCCAAGAAGGAGGAGATGGCATCGGTTAAAGCCGAGCTTTCTGCTGCACCTGCTGCGAAGCCTATCAAACACAACCCCGAAAAAAAGCAAGTCAACAAGGTAGAATTTAACCGCCCCTCAAAGGCGATTGACCGAGTCCTTGCACGTCTTAACAAATAATAAAAACAGAAAATGCCTACGACTACTTCTATCACTACTAACTACGCAGGTCAATTTGCGAGTAAGTACATCTCTGCTGCTTTGTTGAGCGCAGACACTCTTGACAAGGGACTCATTGAGATCCTTCCCAACGTAAACTTCAAAACGACTCTGCAAAAGGTTAACACCGACTCTATCGTTCGTGACGCAACTTGCGACTTTGACGCTACGTCTACGCTGACCTTGACTGACCGTGTTCTTGAGGTTGAGCCGTTCCAAGTTAACCTGCAACTCTGCAAGAAGGACTACTACGATTCTTGGATTGGTGGTCAAATGGGCTTCTCTGCTTACGATAGCATCCCTGCTTCGTTCGCTGACTTCCTTATCGCCCACGTTGCTGCTAAGACTGCCCAGAAGATTGAGCAGAACATCTGGAATGGTAACGCTGCTTCAGCAGGTGAGTTCTCAGGATTCCTTTCTCTGATGACGGCTGACTCAAGCGTTATTGACGTAACGGCTACCACCGTGACGGCTGCTAACGTAATCACCGAGCTTGGCAAGGTTGTAGACGCTATCCCTGCTGCCCTTTACGGCAAGGAGGACTTGACCATCTACGTTCCTCAGAATGTTGCTAAGGCTTACGTTCGTGCATTGGGTGGCTTCGCTGCTTCAGGTGTAGGTGCTAACGGTCTTGATAACAAAGGCACGATGTGGTACGGTGACCAACCTCTGTTCTTTGATGGCATCCGTGTTGCTATGGTAAACGGCCTTCCTTCAAACCGTATGGTTGCTGCTCAAGCTTCTAACCTGTACTTCGGTACTGGTCTGCTTGATGAGCGTAACGAGGTTCGTGTCCTGGATATGGCTGACCTTGATGGCTCAAACAACATCCGTGTTATCTTGCGCTTCTTCGCAGGTGTTCAGTACGGTATCGGTTCTGACGTAGTTCTCTACTCTTAATCCGAGTCATAGTTTAAACCACGAGGGGGTGTGGGTTCTGCCCCGCCCCCTTTTTTAATTCTAAAAAACAAACAAACAATGGCTTGCGATTTAACATTAGGACGGGCAGTACCGTGTAAAGACGTAGTAGGTGGCATTAACAAAGTATTCTTCATCAACTACGATGACTTGGGTACGGTTACTCTGTCATCTGACGATAGCATCAGCAACATTTCAGGCACGTTTACTGCCTACGAATATGATGTAAAAGGAAACTCATCTTTTGAGCAGACTATCAACTCAAGCCGTGAGAATGGTACTACCTTCTTCACGCAGACGTTGAACTTGACTTTGACCAAGCTCACGAAGCAGGACAATAAGCAATTGAAGTTGATGGCTTACGGCCGCCCTCAGGTGGTTGTACAGGACTACAACGGAAATGCGTTTATGATGGGTCTTAACTACGGAGCAGAGGTTACGGGTGGAACGATTGTAACGGGTGCTGCTATGGGTGACCTGAGCGGCTACACGTTGACTCTTGAGGCTCAGGAGCAACTGCCCGCCAACTTCCTTGATGGTGCTACGGTTGCGAATCCTTTTGCAGGACTTGCAGGTGCAGTTGAAACGATTGTTGTGGGTTCAAACTCATAACGTATATTTGTGTTGTGCTATTGAACGGAATGGCGCAAATGGATGGAGAAGGGGGGCGAAAGCCCCTCTTTTTTTATACAAAAGTTTAGGCTGAGGTTATTTAGTTGAGATGCATATTTTACAAGTATCGGCTTCGCCTCAATCAATTACAATCATCCCTCGTGAGTTTGTTTTTTCTCAAGAGGATTTGGATTTTTACTTTGAGCGTGTGTTGCTTGATAATGGTACGCTGGAAGGCGTATTATGCGTTGAGAGCGCATTAAACAACCTTGATGGTGTTACGCTACTCTTGACCGATGAAAGCACCAACACAACCGCTACAATCAATCCTACGATTGAGGAGGCAAACGGCTTTATGTACCTGACTTCTACCTTTACATTGGTCAACAACCGATTCTACGGACTGAAGGTATTTTACGATGGAGATTTAATCTACCGAGATAGGGTCTTCGTAACGCCACAAACTGACTACGCCAAATTCACGGTAAACCAAAATGTCTACACGGAAGAAACAAGCTACGACAATGACTACATCATCATCTAAAGTCCACGTAGTAAACCTGTCCTCTTACACCACCCCTAACATCACAGAGGTGCAGGGTAAAGATTGGGTAGCCTACGGTGATGACAATAACTACTTCCAATACCTGATTGACCGATACAACGGCTCACCAACCAATAACGCCCTAATCAATGGCGTGGTGGACTTTATCTACGGCAAGGGATTGGATGCTACGGATTCTGCTCGCAAGCCAAGTGAGTACGCAGCAATGCGTGGCCTGTTCACTAAGGACTGCGTAAAGCAGCTCGTTGCTGACTACAAGATGATGGGTCAATGTGCCATTCAAGTCATCTACTCGCAAGACCACAATTCTATTGTAGAGATTGCCCACATCCCCATTGAAACGCTCCGTGCGGAGAAGTGCGATGAGGATGGCGAGATTAAGGGTTACTACTACGCAAAGGATTGGTCGGATGTTGCTTCACGCAAAGAAACGCCTGTACGCATCCCTGCTTTCGGCACAAGCCAAGAAGGTCTTGAGGTATTGTACATCAAACCATACCGAGCAGGATTCTACTACTACTCACCCGTAGACTATCAAGGAGGCTTGCCGTACGCAGAACTTGAGGAGGAGATTGCGAACTTCCACATCAACAACATCCAGAATGGCCTCAACCCTTCAATGCTCATCAACTTCAACAACGGAGTACCGAGCGAGGAGGAGCGTAGGGCTATTGAGATGCAGATTGCTAACAAGTTCAGCGGCACGAATAACGCAGGCAAGTTCATCTTGGCGTTCAACGACAATGCTGAATCAAAAGCAACACTTGAAACGGTACAACTGAGCGATGCTCACAACCAATATCAGTTCTTGTCTAACGAGGCAATGCAGAAGCTGATGGTGGCTCACCGCATCACTTCTCCGATGCTTATGGGCATCAAGGATAGCTCGGGTTTAGGAAACAACGCAGAGGAGCTTAAAACGGCTTCTATCCTGTTTGAGAACATCGTAATCAAGCCGATGCAAGAAACGCTGCTTGATGGATTTGAGAAGATTCTTATCTACAACGACATCAACCTCAACCTGTACTTCAAAACGCTTCAGCCGCTTGAGTTCAGCAATGACATTGAAACGCCAATGGACGCTGAAACCCGTGAAGAAGAAACGGGAGTGAAGCTATCCAGCCAAGAGCCGAGTGATGAGCATTTTGATGAGGTCTTTGCTGCTTTGGAAGAAGTAGGCGAGGTCATCAACGAAGATGAATGGGAACTTGTAGATGAGCGTCCCGTTGACTACGAAGCAGAGCAGGCATTGAGCAAGTACGCTTTCGCATCAACAGGCAGCGCATTCCCGAACGCTAAAAGCTCGCAGGATGGCGTAACCGAAGAAGGTCGCAGGTACAAAGTTCGCTACGCTTACGCTCCGAATGCTACGAAGGCCAATAGCCGTGAGTTCTGCAAGAAGATGGTAGCAGCAAGCAAGGTCTACCGCAAGGAGGACATTGAGCGTATGGGAAGTCAAGCAGTAAACGCAGGATTCGGTGTAGCAGGAGCCGCCACGTACTCTATCTGGTTGTACAAGGGCGGAGCAAGATGCCACCACTTCTGGATGCGTAAGACCTACCTCGCAAAAGCCGAAGGCGTAACTCCTGACGTAGGAAACCCAAACGCTGAGGTAACGGTAAACCAAGCCAAGCGAGCAGGAGTAGATTTAGAGCAGAATCCGAAGGACGTAGCACTTCGCCCTGTGGATATGCCCAATGAAGG